TCTTTTTAATAATAAAATCTTTTACTAAACCTGATCTTACTATATCCTCTTCTACAAATTCTATACATGAAAAATACTTAGGCATTTTATTAAGTATCTTCATAAACTTATGGATGCCTTCCCTCTCATCATCCCATTTTAAATCAGTTTGTCTATAATCTCCACAGAAAATAATCTTGGAGTTTTGACCGACACGGGTGATGATTGTATTCAATTCTTGGTATGTCATATTTTGACATTCGTCGACAATAATTATTGTATTGTCAAGAGTGAGACCTCTTAGGAAAGATGATGTCTCAAAATTAATGATACCTTTTTGTTTAAGTATCTCGTATGAATCGGCTCTATTATAAAGTTGGGTACATATTGATTGATAGGGAGCTTCGTATACTTTAGATTTTTCTTTTATGGAACCGGGTAAGAAACCCATATCTCGCGAGGGTACTACAGAGCGTATTATTGTAACATTATTATAATCTCTATAATCTTCTATTTCAGTTAAGGCAAGATAAAGTGATATGAATGATTTGCCTGTACCTGGTAATCCATGAATGAGAAGATTTTTACCGTTTATAAATTCCTTAAAAACAAGTTCTTGATTCTTTGTTTTCGGTGTTACAGTTTTTAGTTCGAGGTTATTCTTAGTTTGTTTTTGCTCCTGACGCTTCTGTTGCTTTATTAGTCTTTTTTCTGCGCGAGATAGTCTTTCCATATAGCACCTCGTGTTACCATGTGTTGACGGTATTTCTCCTCCCACTAGCCTTCTTAATACGCTTTAAAACATCACGAAAACCAGAGTCAGGCTTTCTAAGACCTAACCTGGTTGGATCCGCTATGTGCGGAACAGAAAATACCTGTTGAAGATGAGGATTGTTTTCTATGTAGGTGTCAAGTTCAGAGATCGGCATTGATATGTCGAACTCTTTCTTTGTTTTTGTATCGTAGAATGTATAATTAGCCATTAACTACCACACCTTTAGACTTCCAGTATGCCTGGATGTCATCTTTATTTAGGGGATCCAATCCTTTAGATCGCATTTCTTCTTCAACTAAATCTTCTAAATGAGCTTTTTCATTTAGATTACGAGGGTTGTAATATTCATCAATAATTTTATCTGTTGTAACTTTGTTGCTATTAAGAATCTGAGACACTTAACATCTCCCTAAGTTTTGTTTGTACTCTTTTTAAAGCTTCAGGTTCATGCTCTTTAAAAACTACCAATGTTTCATGAACACCCTTTTTATGGCCTTCATACCAATAGTAAACCGCCACAGCTGCAAGAAGCAGTGTGTATAAAATTGCACTTGTTAAATTGTCCATATTATTCGTCGTCGTATGAGAGTAATCGGTCTAGGTTTTTAGAGCGAAGAGCATTATCATAATTACGATATTGCTTGTGTTCTCGTTCTCTTTTTACTTCACGGAAACTAACTGTTTCCTCATCTAGATGTCTTGTATTGTTTTTCTTTTTATTTTTAAAATCAGTCTTAAAGAATTTAGGAGTGTTGTTCATTGTTTATCCTGAGAGCAATCCTGGAAAAGCTGCCATTACAATTTCTTTGGTAATGCCCTTGTATGGGCATTTTTTATCCTTCATATTAACAAGCAATTTAGCATCATCGGGGCTGACTGCTTCTAACATTTGAATAAAAATTTGTTCACGTTTCATTTTTGATAGATTAGGATTACCCCCATCTGCCAACAAATAAAAACGAGAGACTTCGTTATGAAGAGCTTTAGGCTCATCAAATTTATTTTCATTATAAGGAGGGGCCCCTTCGGGCAATGAAAATTTTACATTATCATCAAACATACCTTGCAAAATAGATCTAAGAGTGTAGTTATTATTCTGCTTCAAGGCTTCAATTCTATCTTCTTTTTTCTTTATAGCGTCTATTTTAGACAACACTTTAGCTATAGATTCCATCTTATATTCAAAAGACATTAGAAATCACCTACGTTTTCCATCATGAGTTTAAGTTTATGGGTTATAAAATAATTAAACAGTTTACTTCTATCCTTACCGGCTTCAGTATCATATTTATTAATTACTTCATTTTTAATACTTTCAGGTACCATTGACAGATCAACCATGTGTTTATTACGCATGAAATTTCTATCAGTGACACTATCAAGAATCACGGCACCATCATTATAAATTTTATTGATTTTCTTTTGTGTCAAAGGACGTTGACGTTTATCTGACACGAAAGTATCATCATCTGAAAGAACATTAGGAACACCATCTCCAGCATCACCTTTTAGAATATGTTCTAAGAGATATCTTTGTGGATTATCGTGGTTGATCCATTTCTTTCTTACAGGATCATATTGTTTGACATTACCATAAGTTTGCAATTGAACAAAATCCTTATCACCAGAAAGAATAAGAATCTTTACAGGTCCATTTAGATCAGTACCATATTCTTTTACCAGTGAGGCAATAATATCATCTGCTTCAGCAGACTCAACCTGAATAACTCTGTAGGGAAAATTGTCTTTGATTTCAGATTTAATCTTATTGAAAATTTCAAAGACCTGGGTCCAGTTAATTTCAGACGCTTCACGGTTCTTTTTACGGTTAGCTTTATAATAAGGAAATACCTGCTTACGCCAATAGTTCTTGTCATCACAAGCAATCACAATCTCACCATATTCATCACTAAACTTTTGTTTATAAGAACGGAGAGAATTGATTACCATATGACGAAACAATCCCTCTTCAATGGGAATGTTCGTATGATTTCCAATCTGCATCATCAGATTAGATATCATTACCTGGTTAAAATCTACTAAAATCATTTTAAAAAGTTCCACACAAATCTATACTATAATAATATTATATAGTATTTAGTTTATGTGATCAACTGGTTTTCCTCTAATATCCTATCTAATTCTTTCTTGGCATCTGCTTCAAGTGTCACAGCTTGCTCAGCTAGGTCTTGAAACGGATGATGAAGTTTTTTTGTAGTGTAAACTAGAGCCTTGACAGCTTCTTCAAAAAATACTATGTTTTTGACTGAACTTTCATCAGGTGTAACTTGTAATCCATACGATGACAATACTGAGAAAGCTGCTTCAATGATGTCTGCACTAACTTCGTCACAATAATTTCTTCTCACATCTTCAATGTGATCAAAAGATTCATTTAGGTTATTGGGAAACCCTTGGTCAGCTTTTTTGGGAAATTGTATAATGTTGTCCATCACCCTACCGTTATAAAAAAGGGTATACAATCTTATTTATGGATCGTATACCCTCCCTTTTTCTTATTTGACAACCCTTAGAAGGATTGTATTTGCATTCATCCTGTCAGAAAAATTAGTAGGCTCTGATTTAATTTCATCCATAAGCTTTCTTAGAACCAACTTTCCACCATTAAGAACCTTCTTAACATACTCTTCTGGTTTACGACCAATACGCTTAGTCAAGGAAGCATCGCTATCATAGCCATCAATGCTAGCGCGCCGTATACTGAGGCCAGAATGACCACGAGCCCTGAACACACTAAGAGTTTTAGACTTAGTGTTAAAACACCAGAGTTCTTGAGCGCCGATAATCGTTGCGGGGTCACACGATTGTAATTTATACTCATTGGATTCCTTTTGATATTGAAAATGTTTCAACAACTTCTCAGTAGTTGGAGCTTTCTTCTTACGAGGAGCACGAGCCTTCTTTACATTACCTGCAAAACGTTCACAATCCTCAATAAGCTTGAGAATATATCCAAGCTTTGTCTTCATCTCAGCCTTTGAGTAATGAGTGTATCCCTCATTGTCACCTTGAACAACTTGAGCATATTCATCACGCAAAGGTTTATAGAACTCAGCAATCTTATTGGCGTGCTGAGCTGGAATCTCATTCTTCTGAAGCCACTCATAGATATTGACAAGCTCACCAGAATCGAGGATGGCTTCTACATCTCCAATAATATCAGATACACGTTCTTTGATACGTTCCTGAATATTAGGTTTAACTTTAGGTTCAGAAGGTTTCTCTTCCACATCATCACCAAAAGTCACAGCCTCTTGAATAACATTCTTTACATAGACTAGATTACTAGGTTCTAAATCACGTTTTTCATTAGAAGCCACCCGACACAACCACGCAGCTGTTAGAGGTAAACGTTTATCCGGAATACGATCAATTGTCTTGATCATATCTTTATCACTCTTGAAATATTCTTTTAGATACTGACGAGCTTCATTGTTCTCACACATAGTATTATACCATGTGAAAGCCTTAATAAGATCTACTTTAGATTTAATCACTTTAGGTTCATCACCTAGATACTTCCAATTGACTAAGTAGTTTTCACTCTTAGTTTTTCGAACAGTCTTAGGTTTCTTTGACTTTACACTAAGTAGAGATTTGGCCATTCAATTTCTCCAAACGATCTAAAATGTCATTCATAAGATCTATTTTATCCTTAGCGGCTGACTTACGACCATTATAAAAACCTGACGAATAGTCATGCATATTATACCAATCAGGCATTGGTTCATCTGCAAGAACCTTATAAGATTTTATCAATGTTTGTAGATACTCTTTCAAATTTTCAATCTTCAACTCTTCTACTAAATCCATAATAACCTCTCAATCACAAGATGTCCAGCGTGAACAAGCAGCATAATGTTCTCCATTTAAATATACAAAGCTAGCACGACCATTATAGCCCATACGGGTAGCTTCAGTATATTCATCACAATACTGTTTACACTCTTCTAATGTATCAAATGGACCGATATAATAGTCTAGTATACCACCTGATACCTTTTCATTATACACACCAACTTCTTTACCATTGGATAGTTTCTTTGCATAATTAAGTTGCAAATTAATTTGCATACACATCTTCCCCATTAATGAATCTGTGTGCTGTGTAATCACTGATTGAAGCTCTACAATGTTTTATATTATCTGATCCTGGGAAAAATGTCAACACAAATCCACCTGTAGAGACGCATGTTGAATCATGATTGCTATGCTGCCATGCAACCCAATTCATCCATTCATACACATCTTTCCAATCAGTAAACTTATCATGGAGGGCGTCATTCATCTTATACACAGCCATTGCTGTCCGTTTGAATGAGATATCATCTGTTTGTAGCATATCACTTCACCATCACTGAACGAATGAAACCATCTTTATCTACAGACTGAGACTTAAGCTTCCATCCATCTTTAACCAACACATCAATACGCTTACTAGCATATTTACGATTCTTGCTTGTGATTACATATTCACTCATATTAAGGGACCTTATATTGATTGAGGAATGATTCTTTGAAGCCTTCATAAAAGGCGCCGCTTTCAATGGCCTCAATTAGCATATCTCCGTTGCCGATTAGGGCATTTTCGTAGATATACTCAGCATATTCCATATCGAGATCGCCGTTATCTAGCATCACTTCAAATTCTTCATCTGTAATCATATTGAGCAGCTTTCTTCTTTTCCATTTTATATTCAAGTTCTTTTGATAGAATATACTTTGCTACATTCATCATCTTGCGAGCACGATCGTGCTGGCCGAACTCCATGACATGCTGAGCATCAGAGAGAATTGACATTACTGTCATCTCAATCCCTGACATCATTGTGGTGAAGCTCTTAATATATTCCTGCTCAATTTGTCCCTTAGACATACCGAACATTTGAAATTCTTCATCCGTCATTTTTCTCTCCATTCCTTATATTATTAATATACGATCTTTTGAAAATAATGTCACGATTTATCTGCAATGAGCTCATACAAAGCCGTAATAGCTAAGATACCAAATCCTAATATAAAGACCCATTGATAAGTCTGAATAATTGTAATAATTGCGTCCATTTGATTTATCTCCATTCCTTATATTATTAATATACGGTTTTTTGAAAATAAAAGCCACATAAAAAATTATCGTTATTTTTCAATGGGTTAGTCGGGAGTCTATTTTAAACCCTTGTTTTTATTGAGATTTTTCAGTTAAAAAAAGCTGTTATTTTTCAATAACTTAGGTAAAAAGCTAACCTATTGAAATCATTAGGTTTTTTTTCTTGTTGCTATTTTTTTCAAAATACCGTATATTATTAATATGATGAAACGGAAGGAAAAGTAAATGCCAGATTTTATTCATAATATTCTATATACTTTTACACCTAAATTTCATCTTTTTTACATGGATTCTACATGCGAATCTATGGTCTATAACTATAACACAAACTTCTTTAAAATCTTAAAAGAATATATGGCAATCAAATAAAAAGAGTTGCTATTATTTTCAAAAGATCTTATATTAATAATATGATAAATGGAGAAGTAAAATGACAAATATTGAATTGGCAGAAGCCATGCGTCATGGTCTCTTTGCAGATCGTAAGACGGTCAAGAAAGCCTGGGACGAGACTTTTGAGACGATCGAGCGCCTTCCATGGGCTCATCAGGCTGGTGTTACTACCGCGATCATGGTTCTATTAAACACAATCTCAAATCAAATTCTTGAAAATGAAAAGGCAAAGTAATATGTTCAAGACATTTACAGGACAGCCACAATATTGTGTAAAGCGTCTCAGGTCTCTTCATGGCCAGGGATATAAGATTGTCCGCTCACATAAGCATCCTGATGGGTCTGAGACTTATGTAATGGAATATATTGGAAGGAACAAAACATGACGCTTACCGATCAAGTTTTTGACCAAGGTCATCAAGATTATTTTGATGGTCGTGGATTGAACCCATATGATCAAGATTCCGAGCATGAATTTCACATGGCTTGGGAAGCAGGATACTTGTGGGGTCAATTTGATGAAGCCTTCAGGGTCATGGATGAGGAAACATCTGGTTAGGAAATTTTAAATGAAGAAGCTTGATCCAAGATTTGACCATCACGTCATTGTTGAGTTTAAAGATGGTCGCAAATTTGTCAGACAAAATCTATCTAAGAAAAAAGCAACCTCTGAAATAGATCGGTATCTAAGAGATAGATTGATTCTGGGTATTAAAAGTGTTAAAATGGGATCCAAATAGGATCCCATTTTTTTTATACCATTGATCTAAGGAGAGTTTCCCACTCTCCTTTTCTTTTTTCCCAATTATAGAAATAATCAAAATATTGTTTCTGAAAATCTAGATAAGGATCTGTATTTCCTTTATTCTTTTTCATTACCTTGATTGCTGTCTCTAAAGTATGTGCAAATTGAACAGCGTGAGCATTTTTATTTTCATTCCAGGGATACATCATTGCAAAATTAGAACAGGTCTCAGGCAGAGCTGCATAATTGGGACATACAACAAGATTCATTGCTGACATTGCTTCTATCACTGAAAGGCAACTTGTTTCAGGCCAGATACAAGGATAAGCAAAGATGTGTGATTTCTTCAGAGCATCTCTCACCTCATCATTAGAAACACCCCCATGATATGTTATCTGAGGATGGTTTCTACAACGATCAAATAATAATTTATAAGGTTCATCTCTTTGTTCCCAACCATATACACTAAAAGATGAATAAACGTCTAGGTGTATATCTGAATGGCGTTGTGCCAATTCTTCAAATACAGGAACAAGAATCTCTAATCCACGATGAGGAGTGGTATGATAGATAATATTAATAGTTCCATTATAAGGTTTAGTATCTATCTCAATTGGTTTAATAGCATTTTTTAATACTACACAATCTGAATAGGGAACACCAGAAACAAGATTATATAATTGCATTTGCCAATCCGACACAGCAACTATCTTATCAAAACGTTTACGTTGTATAGGGTCTTTAAGATGTTCTGATTCAGGATCGTTTGGCAAATCATGTAACCAAAGAATCTTTTTTTTACCTTCTTCTAAATCACGAACTCTTGAAGGTATAATTTGAAATTTATCCAGCAAATCACGAGGCAAAGAACTATGAAGACGTTCTTGCATAAGTTCAGTGCCACCACGGGCGTTCTTATTTAATTCATTCTTTTCCATAACAAAAACCTATAATAAAAAATCAATCTTGTTTCTTAAAGATTGATCCAGGTAACTTCAATTCAACTTTTTCATCTTGAAGCCCAATGAGAAGGCGGGCAGCAAAAGATATCAAACTCCATGCGCAGAAACCCAATACAACAGAAGTTGCAATTAGGTTATCTGAGGAAGAACTCCAGTGCAACCACTCAATTGCAACAGGTGCAAATATCACAGCTGCTAACACACTTAGTCCTGATCTTATTGCTGCATCCCAAACATTACAAGGCGTATAAAAGGCCATGAATGATACTCCACCAAGAAGACCGCCTAGACCAGAAATAAATTTAGCCATTAGCGGGGTCATAATTGGATCCGACATGATTGTTCCTAGTATTAATATGGGTATTACTATTATTTATTAATACTAATAATTGAATCATATCTAAATGAACGCCAACCTTCTTTTTCTACATCCCAAACAGAAACAACATTATCATTTTCTTTTTTCTCACGATCTGTCTTTTTTTCGTGAGGTTTAATTAGCTCATCCATAAGCGTACATTTCATATCACGCTCAGAACCATCTGTTTTTGTAAATTTTACATTTACAACACCATGCTTAAGCATATTTTGAATATTGGTTTTAGAGAGCTCCATCACCATGTCCACCACTTGTTTCCTCCAAATATGCTTTCAATTCTTCATAACCACCAATTCTTTTACCGTCTACTACGACAATAGGAACTGTTCTTACACCCGGAAACATTTCAGTAATCTCATTAATACCAATATCTTCACCAACAATTGAATAACTATAATTCATTCCATATTGATTTAATATTTGTTTTGCTGCAACACACCAATTGCAATTTGGTCTTCCATACACTTCAATCATTTGACATCCTTATACCTGTATCTTTATCTGATCTCTTCCATGGACCAAAAGCAGCAGGATGATTTCCCTCGACGCGGATGAATCTTTTATTAGTTTCATTTTTATTTGGGTTTGGAATGGTAACCATGGTACGTTTACCCCTTGCCCAGAACTTAAGCTTAGCTTCAAGTTTATCAATTTCAGTTCTATCTCTTTTAATAGCTTTTCTCAATTTATCAGAAACACTATTACGTTCACCTTTGGAGGTGTACTTTGTTCTTTTACTTACTGCCATAATCAATCCTCTGCTGCAACTTCAATAATGTTCTTTTCAACTACACCCATGCAACATATACATTTAAAATAAACCATACTTGCACGGGGGTTCTTACCATTTAATGCAAAATTTGTGAGAACTAAGGATCTGTTACCTGAACCACATTTTGGACAATTGCCGACAACTACAGGTACATTACTACCTTGTTCAGCACAGACCCTTATTTGTTCATCACTTCTTTGCATTCTTCTTTGTATTCTTTGCTTTTGCCTTAGGTGCAGTTTCTTTTGCTTTCTTGGTTGGTTTGGATTCAACCTTGATTGCTTCTGCTAACTTCTGTTCTACTTCTTTAAGTTCTGCTGTTGCTACTGTTTCTACTTTAGCAACAGTTGTTTTTACTTCTACTTGTTTTACTTCTTCTTTAGTACTGTTAAGTCCAACACCGAAGAATTCTTTAAGCCAATTCAATAACATTTTTTAACTCCTGTTCATGTCCATATTTACAAATAAAATAGCTGTCAATTATGTCAGAAGAAGGATTCCATTGTTTATCTGTTAATGATAATTTCTTCTTAATATAATAGCCAGTATTTTCTTCAAATACATCTTGCAAAAGTTGCTTATTGGCGTTTCCTTTACCTGTCGCAAACTTTTTTATTACTGTAGGAGGAACTATAGTATAATCATAGCACCTTCTAAAGAGAAAGTGTTTAAGTAGTCCGGCATTCTCGGCTATGTTAAACACCCGACCTGTTGATCCCATTGAGTATCCTTCCATGTATACTTTGGCATCTTCAGGAATCTTTGATACTGCCCATTTAGCAATATTATAATATCTTTGTTCGTCACTATAGTAATCTTCGTGTAAATCGCCTTGTATATTGTCAAAATCAATATTTAATTTTTTACTATCAGTCAAATAATAAAATTTACACTTTGAGAACCCAAAATTTTTAGAATCACAAATACATATACAAGGTGAAGTTAAACTATAATCAATTCCAACTATTATCATACAACTATTTATTCGTCGTCGTAATCAAAACTGTCTTCGTCTTCTTCGTACAAAGGTTCATCATCTTCATTATCCTGCAGATATTTTTCTAGGATATCATCAAACACATGATCCTGATCAAGACTTTCCTCTGCATCATGTGTTCCTACTAAATCAAAAAGTTTTTTATAGATCTCGGATCTTGTATTTTCTTCTTTGACTGATTCTAAAAGAACTTCAATTAATGCGTCCCAATCCATTATTTCTTCCTCTTCAATTGCTCTATAATTTCATAACGTTGATCATTTGTATATATGCGCCATTTTTGAATCTGTTCTAAAGTCCTGCCACATCCGATACAGATAGACGTGACAGGATCTAACTTACATAATTTGACGCAAGGTGTTAGAACAATTCGCATCCACCACCAACACAAGCAGCAGATCCAATAGTATCAACATCAATATACTTAACTTCTTTTAATTCATCTTCCCATTTAATATCTTGAATGGTTTGTTGAATTTTTTCCCATTTATGAAGTAAGTAAACATCCTTAAAGCAATATTCAGTCTTCTTAATATCACCATCAAAATAGTTAGTAGCAAACTTTTTAAATCTACGAACCCAATCTCTCTTAAGTGTATTTTGATGATTATCTGCTGAAAGATCTTCACCATAACCATTTGCAGTCATGCAAGCAAGCCAAAGATTATCAAAACACTTCAATGCTTCAACAATAATACCTGATGCCATGATAGCACCAGCGCCATACTTTTCAGTAAGCTGGGCTGCATTTAATACTTGTGTATTTGGTGCTTGAAAATAATCTTTATCCCCTGTCATAGGAAGAAAGGAAATACCAGCAAAGTAGTTGCGATTATTAAATACGTACTCTTCAATCTCATCCCAGTTGTCAACAATGACAGTATTAGAAACATTATGGCGTATGCCAGGATGAGCGCATCTTTCAATATTAGTTCCTGCATTGACCCAATACTCCTGAGCCTTCTTAATCAAATCTAAATGCTTAATACCAATGAGTTCATCTTTGAAGATAGAACCTTCTTTAGCAACAACAGGGAAAGATACAACATAATCAGTCTTACCTGATGACCATGCTGATTCTTCTACCATGTTAGGATTGATTCTCTTGATAAGCTTTGCAACCTCTGTATCTTTGTTTAACTGAATGTTACGAATATACATTGGTGAATGATCAGCGTGAATACCAGAAGCCGTCATCAATAGGACAGAGGCATTCCCGGAAGGCTTAACACAAGTAGTACGAGCAGCAGGATTAATCCCAAGTAATCCAGCCACTTCTCTATTTGTTTCTTTAACAATTTCAGCTCCTTTTTGTAGAATCTTTTCATTAAACAGAGTCTTTGGATTATTCATCCAACCTGTAATAGAAACACCGAGAAGTGCTTCTCTATCAAAGATGGCTTTAGAAGCAGGTGAAAGAAATTTGAAATCTGTATAACCAGCTTGTAATGTTCCTAAGATTGCAGCTGCACGGCAAGCCTTAAAGAATGTTTCTTCATTATCACACATACCACCATTAATCTCAGTTAAATTGCAACCTTGCCATCCTGATTGACCATCAATTTGCGGATACATTCCAATTTCAACGCATGGGTTAGTTGTGATATCCTTATCATCAACAAAGAAGAATCCAGGTTCACCAAATTGTTTAATTGATGTCATAAGGTTTGCAAATTGTTCCTTTGTTATTTCGTTGCGAACAATAACAGCAGAGTTATTAGAACGACCACGCTGAGGATTATCGATATACCAGTTACCAGTCTTAGCGGAAGCCATTTCTCCATCATCAGCTGAGAATAGGCAGATAGTAGCAGAGCGGCGAACACCACCAGCAAGAACTGCATCAGCAGCGTGCATAACAATATCATATACATGGATTGACCTCAATGAAGATGTCTTCTCATTAAGAGTAAGACCGGTTAAAATATATTCAATACGATCAAGTGAGCGACGAAGAGGTTCAGGACCTGGTGCTTTGAATCCGCCAGAAATCTTTGCACCTTTTGGACGAATGAGAGAAAGATCAAAAGCAACCTTACGACCCGCATACTCAGGATACTTACCACCATTCTCAAAGAAAGAAGACATGAGCACATCAAGAGCTGTTGCCCAACCTTCTACTGAATCCTCTACAGTATGAAGCTTAGGTGATTTTGTACGATGAACTAATTTTGGAAGCTTACCAACATGATGAGATTGAACAGAGAATCCTGCACCAGCACCACAAAGAAGAATATAGAAAATCTCACCAAAGAATTCTGGACGATCTGCATAAGAAGAAGTACAATTATACATTCTCATTTGATGTTTAAATAGTTGTTCACCACCAAATTGAAGAGCACGTTGAGCACCAAGAACTAATTTTTGTTTATAAGCAGTTGCAGCCTCATCAATATAGGCCATAAGTTTTGAAGACATCTTATCAGCATAAAAACCAGAATGCATTTTCATAACACGGTTTACTGCCTCTGACCATGTCTCATAACGACCCTCTTCTTCTACAAATCTAGCATAACCTTCATAGAACTTGGCATCGGAAAGTAATTTCTTTGTATCTTTATAAGTTGCAACCATCTCAGACCTCTTCTTCTTTTTTTCTTAAAATAACTTTATTATCCTCAACAACCCATTCAAGTTCAGTTTCTACATTCCAGCCCATATGTTCGGCAATACCATCTAGATCAATAAAGTATTCATCTGAATCACGATCATATTGAAGAGTTCTCGTCCACCTAGTATATTCAATATTACTCACACTTTACTCCACATTTGTAATCTCATTTTGGCTGCTAGCCCTGAAAATGTATTCTGATCAATAATAGCTTGTATAGCAGAGCCGGATAGACCCTGCTTTAAAACCATATCATTTATATCTTTGTATTCAATAAATTCTGGCCAGATACAGACATTGTAGTTTTGTTCCACAGCTTTGTTAATCTTTTTAACAATTTCTTTATTTCGTGGTTCATTATCATATACTACTACTATTTTATCTCTATCCGCAATATTATTCAAGTTAATATCGGCTCCGGCCATTGCAATACAATTATCCAAGAATAGGCTATCAATTGGACCTTCTACTACATAGACTTTTTTAGTCTTATCAATAGTGTCTAGTCCAAATACCTTTTCTTTTGTTTCATCTAATATAATTGTAGAGTAACGCATGTTAGAGGTCTTACTAAGAGATCTTCCAGTAAAACCAAAAACATAGCCTTTAGAGTCGATAAATGGGAAAACGATGCGTGGTTCATCGAGCTTTAAAGCTTTGTCGTTGAACTTGTTTGGCACTATCGTATTTACCCAAGTATAGTATATAGGAGAATAGTAAATTCTAAAATGGGTATTGGAAGGAATATTTCTTTCCTGAACATAAATTTTTGCTGGATGATTAGGCTTTAACTGCGAAATCTTAGCTAAATCCTTAAAAGGATCAAAGTGATCTATACGTCTGCTAGAGAATTTTTCTATAGCAGGTACAAATTTTTCGTTATCTATGTTGGTATTTTCACCACCTGTCTCTTTTAAAAACTCCAACCTAAATTCGGTATAAAGAGAGGGGTTTTGTGTCTTAATAAATTTAGATAGTGACGCACTGGCACTACAATTAAAACATTTAAAATTAATGTGACCTTCATATTCATAGAAGTGTCCACGGGTCTTAAATCTATTTTTCTGAGAATCGCCACATACTGGACATCTAAATTTAGCATTATAAGGTTTAGTTTTAATAACCTTAAACTGTTCCAGTTGTGTACCAACTAATGATGCATATTTCTGTTCTAGCCACATTGTACTCATATCCCTAATCCTTTATTAGAACAGAGTTATTATACAACAGTTATAGAAAAAGGCAACCTTTATTTTTGCTCGTTTACAGTTTTCTCTGCATCATCATAAAATTGCTTGACGGCATCTAAACGTTCTTTACAAGCGACATTATTCTTCTGTATTTTTATGAGAAGATTGCCTACTTGTTTATTGGTCAGAGTATCAGCTTTAGGGAACTTAGTTTCCACGGGGCAATTATATAGATCGTCAGGAGCTTTGACTATTTTATATTCAGGTGCTAATAATTGCACTGCTGTTTGTGAACAACCTGTAAGTAACAAGGGTAATAATAAAATTAATTTTTTCATTTCTTTTTTTCACCATATACTGCATCTAGTTGTTTCACTATACTTTTCAAATAAGGTGAGGCATCATCTGAAACAGGTGTTGCTGCAGGAGTCTTAGGTTTAGTCTCCTCATCAGCTTTCTTTTCAATTTCTTCCAATTGTTTCTTTGCAGTAGCTTCTTGCTGTGCAATAATTTCTCTTATACGATCAGCATTACTGTTTATTTCACCAGTTTTTTGTTTAAACTCTTCTTCTTTTTTATTGAAAAGTTCTTGTTGCATCATATTAAATTTATCAGTAGCTTCATTCCATAAATTGTGGTCGTGAATAGCAAGCCAGGTAAAGAAAGAACCAGATAGTAAAACTACTATACCAATTATCTGTCCTATTCTGTTACCCATAAAGAAACTTAAGAATGCCATTATTTTTCCTCAGATATTTTCTCGATATAATTTGCATACTGTGTTATACTATGATCAGAAAAGTTATCAATCTTACCCTTTTTGAGACCATCTCTCATACCTCTGAAACGATCTTTTATTCTTTGCCATCCCGTTGGATTTCTCAACTTACCATATGCATTTAGATAATGTTCGATGCCGTGATGTTTGTAACCCATGATAGTAAAAGGAACTCTTGTAACTATATCGTTATTGTTAACCCATCTATGATGTTTAACACCCAATGAGTTAGCATATTTTGGCCAACCAACTCTTGGGGATCCATATGTGTAAAGTTCTTCTGGATCTGCTAAAGACTTATCAAATAAACATCTGCTTGCCATAATAGTTGCCATTGCAGCACCTAGCGAATGGCCACAGAACCAAAGTGTAGTGGATGAATCAAGACTTTGAATATCTTCTTTTACTAAAGGCCAAAGATCATCAACTTCTTTCTTGAATCCTTTGTGAACTCTTGAAACTGTTTCTGATATTACAGGCCATGCACGAAGATCTGCTTTGATATCGTTCCATTGAGTAGGTTGTGTACCGCGGCATGATATTACACAATCATTTTTGTTTTGAAATCTGTAACTTTGTGCACCATCTACATCATAATATTCTACCTGATCAAATCCATGCTTCTTAGCTTCTTTAGTTACTTTCTTTTGATCTAGGTAAGATATTTCTGCCAGCTTAGCAAATAACAAGCTACGTTGAATGAAATTCAAATCTTTAATCATGGTCTTCCTAATGATAAAATTTTATCTTGCTTTGTTTTCTTATAATCGTTAAGTTTATCTAGATAACCTGCGTTGCGAAGTTCTTTAAAGATCAAATTGCCAAAAGCAAATTCGCCTTCTTTTGCAATTGAATCACCTCTCATTTTTTTAATTTTATCTTTAAGAATTTCAATTGAATCATCACTAACATTATCTGCAATCATTTTATTAATCATATTTTTATAGAATTGAACTTTTTTTTGTAAATGATAATCATTTTCAAAATGCAAATCTAACATTTGCGGACGAGCCAACCATCTATTTTGAATTAAAGAATACACACCTTGATTTGCATGAGGTTTCTCATCAACATCTTGTGCATAAAGTTCAACAGGATAGCCATATATTGAAATATCAGGATGTTGTAATGTCCAAAGAATTTTCTTGTCTTGTAAATATTCATCCACAAAAGATCGATCAGGATTGATTGCTGATCTAGAAGTTACAATGTGTAAATCAATATCTGAATTTGGTGTATAATTATAGTTTACATTACCACCTGTTATAACAACATCATGTATTAATACTGGTGGAATTTTTGTAAATGCTACCCAGGCATCAGCAATTTGAAGAAGTTTATCACGAACCTGATCTTTTAAATTATTTGTTGCATCCCATAATTTAGGATTTAGTTCTTTATGATATTGTAATGTTGTATCTTCTTTTAAATAAGATTCAACTTTATTTTGAACAGTAATAATTTCAGTTTTACTTTTACCATCTGATCCAGATTTTTTAGTATTTAATGGTAAAGCATTTTGAGAACCTTGAACTATAGCTTGCTCAGCCTGAGAAATTTGTTTTGCTCTTTTAATATAGGCAAGAATAGGTTGTGATGTTAACTTAGATTTTTTTTGATGTTTTAATTGAACTTGACGAGAAATTCCTGGTTCACCTTTAAAAGAACCTGGAGGTTGACCAAGACCTGCAATGTCTCCACCACCAGCTGCATTTACTGGTGCACCATCTTCATGTAAATTATTCAAAGTATTAAATATTTCATTGAATTCTTCTGTGACAAAATTTTCAATTTCTTCATTGGAAATATCTTCGCGGATAGCTTTAGTTCTTAAAAGAAGCATAGTTGCTGCAATAGTACCAAGTCTTGAGGCACCACCAGGCACTTTTGCTATTAGCTTTTTAAGGTTAATAACCATAACATCAAATATACCAAGAATTTTTCTTTCGTCTGGTGTAAATCTATTCCTATCTTTAAGAAAATTACCTTTATCATCAATAAGACCATATTGATAGGCAGGCATCTTATTAAAAGGTGTTGTTAATTTCTTAATAAATTGATAGGTAAGAACTGTATCAAATACACCAGCCATTAGATTTTCCTCAACTCTTGTAGAATTTTTTCATCCAATTTAATATCTTTAGTATTTATAGTTCTACATTCAATACCAATATTTTCAATTTTTTCGGGTAAAATGTTAAGAAAATAAAGGAATGATTTAAGTTGGGGTTCCATACCTCTACATTTTAAAAATAACATTTTTGAAATGGGTTCTGGACCAAATACATTATTTAATATTATTATATGATTTAATATTAAACGTTCTTTAAGATCATCTTCTTCAAGATATCTATTGAGCAGTCTTTTGATATATTTTATTCTTTTTAAATCATCATAAAATTCAACGGTGTCATAACACTGGGGATTATCATAATGTTTAGCTGCATATAATAAAAAATTAAATTCGTCAAGTTTGTCCATGTTTTATTTTTATTAAATTAACCTATTCTTCTATAAGTTGAAGAGTTTCCATCATAAACCCAAGTTAAATAACCACCTGAAGATGAAATAGTAGCGTATACACCTGTGCCTATGGAACCGGATTCGTTTTCCATACTATCAGTACCATCAGTTTGAACATAGACAACACTACCACCAGCATTTATGTTTTTTACTGTATATTCTTTACCAGATGTAGGACTGGAAGGGAATACTAAATTAACATTTGCTCCTGCAGCATTAGGATCAGCAAAAGTTATATCATTGGCAATAACTGTTGGTCCTACTACACTTATAGTGGTTAGTGATTTTATACTTCCTGATGAACCAGTATAACCAGCTGTTCCTACAGACCCAGTATATCCTGTAGTTCCTGATGATCCTGTGTATCCTTCAGACCCAGTATATCCTGTAGTTCCTGATGATCCTGTGTATCCTACAGACCCAGTATATCCTGTAGTTCCTGATGATCCTGTGTAACCTGTAGTTCCAGTTGATCCAGTTGATCCTGTATATCCAGTAGATCCTTCAGACCCAGTATATCCTGTAGTTCCTGATGATCCTGTGTAACCTGTTGATATAGAACCATTAACTGAAATTAATCCACTAGCGTTTACTGTAACAGGAAACCCGCCAATATAAATTGTATTGTTACTAACCCACAACGATTTCCATTGCTTATTGGCAGATCCTAAATTAAAGACGTTGTTTTGGGTCGGAATAAAATCTGTATTTGCAAATATAGCTGTGGAATTTATACTAAGTTTTTCATCTTCTACATTCGTACCACCTGCATGCAATATTAGTGATGTACCTGTATTAGCAGTACCAATAGTTAAGTCGCCGCCAATATTATACAAGTAAGAATCACTAGGACCATTAATACTATAGGTTGGGTTATTATAGGTAGAACTATTAATACCCATATCTACATATGGACCGTCACCTGTTACTGGATCACCTACGTTATTGTAAGCAACAATATCAGCCGATGCGTCTGTTCCACCATCTAAATTTTGAATAGATACTTCTGTAAATGTATTAGCATCACCGGTAAATACTGGAAGACCTGTTTGTGATCCAAAATGTCTCCAAACAGCCCCGTCAAATATCCATCCCTGCTCGTCACCTTTTGCAAAGATATCGTAATATACTACGAAGTTGCCCGTAGCAGGGCTCTCTAATATATTACTTGAGCTTTGTTTTCCAGAATATGTTGTTACTCTAACATGATAAGGTCCATCACCTGGATTTAAATTTTTAATAACATAAGTTTTACCTGTTGTAGCAGCAGGTGTTGATGTGCCGTCAGGTAGTACAATTTCAATATTATTACTAATACTATTAGGATTAGCAAATATTACGTTATCATGTTCTGCAACTGAATACGTATTAGCGCTATCAACTAAGTGAAAATCTCTTACTCCGGAGAATGCTTGCCAGATAACAGCGTTGGTAGTTGCATCCCAAGTAGCAACAAAACCTTCTGATTGACCGTTTGAAGGTAGAACAGCTGTTCCCACAACATTTAAATAACCGGTACTGTTGGCTTCTAAGCTAGTACCAACTTTAATAGCACCAGAAGATGTGGTATTCGCATAACCAATAAGTTTTGTAATAGAACCAGCAAAATTAGTAAGTGTTACTTTATTAGTAGAGGGTAACCCTGCAGGATCATGAACTACCATTAATAGATCAGTATTAGCAACACTAGTAATGGCATTTAATTCAGAAATCTTAGGCATTGTTACCCTCTACTATTATTAATTATTTAATTATCAAGAATCAGGAAGGATTGAATCGTCTGATCCATCACCGGTGATTGTACCCATTGCAACAAGTGTTTCATACTGTACACGACCAGCACGTCCACCTGTACCAACTGTGCGTACTACCCAACCAGCATGTGCAACACCTTTGTTGCTACCGCCGCCAACAACTGCTGTTGCAGTAGCAGTTACGCCTTGAAGAGTAGCATCACCAGCTGTGATGTTGTTACCACTTGCAGGTGTAAAGTTAATATTAGCACCATTAATTGTTGTTGAAAGTTTCCAACCAGTGGTATTAGCAAAGCTAATGAAATATGTTCCGTTGTCAGTTAAACCAACAGGTGTGGATGTTGCATTACCAGCAAATGTAACTTGGTCTCCAGCAAGGAAGATATCATTTGCAGATGCATATGCAATAAATGCACCAATTGTGCTATTTGATGTAATTGCAGTGTTACCATTAAATGTACGAAGAGGTGGTGCTTGTACAGTTAAAGTAGGATTAGTTTCATATGAAGAACCTGCATTGACAATAGTGTAATCAGTGATTCTACCATCCACTTGTGAAAATGTAACGTTTGCACTAGAACCACCACCACCAGAAATGGTAGATAATACAGTTCCGTTATAACCAGTACCAGCTTTAGTAATAGTTACTTGCGCTACAACACCTGATCCAACACCAATTTCTGTAGTGTCAACACCAAATTGACCCGCAGTCATTTTCATCGCAACACCATTATTATCATAATATTCTGGTGTTATATTATTATAGAAATTATTTCTATTGGTTGATGTAGGTGCCTTATTAAAACCAGTAACACCCCATAATACAGAGTTACTGTTTACGTCATTTTTGCCCCATTGTGCCATTTTTTTTCTCCTTTAAGTAGAATTACAGACTTCTACGAAGGTATTTATGAAACCTTATTGGAGAGTTGATCTTAACATCCAGGCATGTTTTTTATGAATATCAATACGATCTTGCAAGAAATTGGCTAAACCATGCTCAGAATTTTGCTCTGCTGCAAGAAATGCTTGAGTCAAAGCATCTATTACTTTATCATTATCTTGAATAGCAATTGATATCATTTGTTGGGCTGGTACTACATCAGTTTGATCTTTAATTAATGTCAAATCAATAAAACGTGATAAAGATCCTGGTGCAAATCCTTTTGCTGCTCTAATATGTTCGGCAATAGAATCATTAGCAGCAAATACTTCCTCATAAAGATCACCAAAAAATTCATGATATTGAGGAAAGTTTGGACCTGTTACATTCCAATGAAAAAAATGTAATTTAAGGTAAAAAGAAAAATTAGTGGCTAGTAACACTTTAAGTTTTTCTAATAGTTGTTCCATTATTCGTCTCCGCTTCCAGATGCGCCACCACCACTGCCGCCACCTGAGCTAGCACTTTTTCCGGGGTAAGCTATGTGTATTTTCATATCAGCTCCTCTATAAGGAAGCTTTTTTAATTTAATTAATTTACCGTCAGGACCCCTAACAGCAAGTTCTTCAATATGTTGTTTAAAGGTTTTCATATTTCTTCAACTTTTATTTTTAAATGACCTTGACCTTTGATCACTCTATGAAATTCTTCTGCGGGAATATCAATTCTTGTTCCTGTTTTAATATTAAAAGGTAGTTCGTTATCAAATTGAAATTGCCAATCATCTCCACACTCAATAACTTCAACTACTCTGTATTTCTTATCTCTATGCCAGATCAGATCACCTGATTCAACATCTTCTTCAAATACTCTACTGAATTTATTATCAGATAATTTTGTATCTGAATATGGATTACCAATAGAAGCTGCCACCACCAGAAAGTCCCAAAGCTTTTGCATAACGAGGAAGATTACATGACCAATAAGCAGCAAATGTTCTATCTTTTTGAAGATGACATTTATGACGAGCAGCAAATGATTTACGTGCTTCTGGATCATTCATTTTTACTGAAAGAGTTGCACCAGAAGCCGCACCATGAACATCGCCAAATGTTACCTTCTTAATTCCACCGTCTGGTTTACGAACATAGACGTAGAACTTCTTTGGACCACCTCTTCTTGGTTTACCAATTGGTGGATTTTTTTCATCTTCTTCATTTAAGGGAAGATCAAGAGGAACTTCCTGCCCCTCATATAATCCAAAAGAACCAATATCTGTTTTGATCAATTCAATATCTGAATATGAAAGATCAATCTTTTCTTCATTATATAATTTACGAGCTTCGTTGATGGTTTCAAAAAATTGTTCTGAACCGTAACGAAATACAGATTCATTCAAAGGGATATTATTTTCTAAATGATATAGAAGACCTTTGTGCGCAGATTCGTCAAGAAAGTATTCTTTAAAAGATTTCATTTTATTATTAACCTTCTGATTTCCAACCACCACCTTTTGATTTATACCATTTAGCAGCCCAACCATTGGCATAAGCAGATGGATATACATCAAATTTACTTTTTGCTAAAGCTTTAGCTCTGGACCAAAGAGCAGGATTAGTAGGTATATTCTTTTCTTCTAGATGTTCCACTTCTTCATTCTTTGGTCTCTTTTTTGCTTTTTGCATAGCAATAGCAATAGCAGCCTGTTGTGCCCAATTTTTAGCTTCTGGAATTTCTTCAGTCTCTTCTTTCATTTTCTGCATTATTGAACCAGCAATCTTTTTGCCACGTTCTAATGAAATATTTAATTTTTTAGAGTATTGTTTAGCTGTTCTTTCAAACCAACCCTTATCTTCCGAAATCTTACCTTTTCCGAAGTTAGAAACATTGATTGGTTCACCCTTTCGTTCAGGATTTGGATCATGTTTGCGCTTTGCTCGTACAGCAGCTGCTCTTTCACTTTTAGAGAGTTTAGCTCTCTTTTCATTTGACATACATTTTGGTTTAGCCTCACCAGGTTCCCTTGCACAAGGTCCAATCACTTCACCTTTTGAGTTCAACCTTTTCCAACCACCCTCAGGATCTGTTTTACTAAACCATTTACGAAGATCTTCTTTTACTTCCTGATCCGTTAATGATTCTTCTTTAACTGGAACTGAACCAACTTTTGAACCAAATCTTATTTTATCAACGGCTCTTTGAAGAGTATCAGAGGCTGTTCTAGTCTTAGAGGGTTTTGGTTTAACACCTCCAATAATATCAGGGCCAAGTGATCTAAGTTTGTTTACCTTACCAACCAATTCAGGAGAAATCTCTTGTAGATTTTCTTTGTTAAAATTATTATAAAAAGCTAAATCAAGATCTTCTTTTTTATCTTTCTTTTTATTCATGATCTGATCTTCAGTATCTGAATCCTCAGTATCCACCACTGATGCATTGTTGGTATGTATACCATGATGTGCTTTTACCATCGCATTGATGATATTATTTCTAGTATCTGCATCATCTGCATTTTTATCAACATAACCTTCACTGTCCCCATCGGGATTACCTGATACATTACCAAAACCTCTTATTCCACCTGATCCAGCAGAATTAACAGATTCGTTTTTTTCTTTATCAAGAATGGCTTGATAATCTTTACCAGCTTGCTGTAATCTAGCTTTGGCAGCCTGTGCTCTTTCTTCGCTATCCTTTAGTTTAGGTAAAGCTCTAACCATCTTTTCCCAAGGTGATAATTTCTTACCTTCATCAACAATTTTTTTTTGAATAGATTGTTGACGATATGGCTTATCAGATTCTTTTCTATCAGCATCATCTCTTGGAACAAGATCAATTTCTTTTCTATCTTGACCAGAACGAGGAACAGCTTCTCTATACTTACCAAATCTCTTATTAAATTCAGAATCGGTTGCTTCTTTTACAGATGTATTTGGCTTAGTAATTTTAGCAGGTGCAGGAGCAGTATTATTACCAACTACCTTGGATGATTTGGGCTCACCAGGTGTAACATGTTTAGATAGTGTCACAACTGAATCTGATCCATCTTCTCTAAATTTAGTTTCATCATAATTAATATTTTCTTCTGCAATCACCTGATCATAAATTGATCCAATTTCCTCAACTAATGATTCTACAATAAATGAACCAAATTCATTGTCAATATCTTCTTTGATTGATTTGATATGATTAGCAATTTCTTCTGCATGAGGGTGCAATGCTTTAGGAAGACCTTTTTTCAAACCCTTTATATCTCCAGCTCGAGCCAATGATCTAGCTTTTGTACCTGACATACCTTCAGCACCTTCAGCATCAGGATCTCTATGACCAGCAGAAACTACTTTAATGGATTTAAAATTAAAATAACTGTGTGGGCCTTCTTTACCATTATACTTGTTAATTAAAGAATGAAATTCTTTTACCCTATCATCACCTGCAACCATAGTAATATGCTGAACACCGCTCTTATGAAGACGGGAAAGATGATGAAGAAGAGTAGGATGCTCAGAAGAAGAACTAGAAACATTAGTGCCTTCTCCGGCAATCTTTTTAAGATACTCAACTTTCTTTTCCTTTGGAAGTGGATTTTTTGCATTGCCTTCAGTATGAGAAGCAATGATATGGGCTTCAGCACCTTGTGATTTGGCAGTATCCTCAACTTTATGAATTAATTTTTCATGACCAATTGTAGGAGGATTAAAACGGCCAAATGCAAATACAGCTTTTCTTTCTTTAGCTTCCAATACAGGATTTAAAATGATTTCATCTGGTTTATTGCCAGTAGCAGTTCTGCCTTTAGAGATGACATCCTTGACTATCTCTGTCTTACCCTTTTTTGCAGGTTTATTATCGGGTTTCAAAATATTTTGCTGAGGATCATTATATTCTGGCATCTGCTTTCCTAATGTTTATTTTATATTTATTGTTCTTAATAAACTTCTCGCCATTGCATAGTAGTTGCAACATATGTAGTATTAACAGTTGAAAGATTGGTAGCAGTTACTACAAATACCTGTGAATCATTGCTATAAAAATTTTGTGCAATATAGTTCTTTTTTGCTGTGCTTGGCATATTAGGGCTTGTTGCACCAGCAGATGGTGATGCAGAAGCAGCTCTTGGATTATTAGCTGTAGCAAACCCGCCATCCATTACTTCTCCATCATCATAGTTAGTAGCAGTAATATTGTACTGTACACCACTAGAAGAATGAACGTTTACCCAAGCACCCCCGGTAATTACTGAAGTGTTTGCAAGTTTAATAACATCATATCTAACATTCTCATCTGTAGATATGATAGAAATATTACCTAATCTTGCAATCATTCTATTTGAATAACCATTGAAAGAGTCTTTCAATTTAATAGCCATAATTGGTGTAGTATTACCGCCTGCGAGTAATCTCAAACCACTATGCCAAGAAAAATCTTGCCCTGATTCTAAATAACCACCTTCAGATATTACTGTAGAACATATCTGATCCATAAAAGCATTCGCTGCTCTTGTACCTGTATTAAATATCTCACATCTTACAGGAAGATTAGGACTGCTCATATAGACTTTATCTAGATTATTGCTATTATAGTATTCGTGTGCGGGAACAAATCTCCCATCATGAACAAATCCTGTACGAACTCTACCAACTCCCAGCCATTGAAAGTCAATAAACACAATTTGTGTTTTAGTAATATCTAAATTAAAACCTGAAGGACCTTTTCCATCACAAGTATCTACATTCCAATTAGCTTGTGTTACTTTTCTGCTATCGTCAGGTGATCCACTAGTATAAGTTCTAATACAGAAACTTAATGTTCCATCACCAGCTTGTTCAAAGTAAATACCGTTATTATCATCATAATACCCTGTACGTTTGGTAACGTTTGTATTTGCACCATAGAAATTAAATGTTGATTTAATAAGTTGACTCTTTCCAGGCATATAATGATGATAGAATTTAGTCTGATGAATAACACTACTGGTTGAATTGTTTGCAGTAGTAAGACGGCAGCAGGCTTGATTAGGTAAAAATGTTACCGAACCGTTTGCCGTAGTAATATCTTCAAACGCAGGATCAATACCGTAAAGATGTTTGTAGTCACCTAATGTAAAAGCATCAGATGTTCTTAATCTACCAAATGCATCGGACTGCCCTGCTTCTAATGCTACTGGAAATCTATTATAATCATCATAAAATTGACCGTTGCTATCGGCAGTCATTACTACTTCAAATATAGTATTTCCATCAGCTAAGAATTTATTTGTGTCACGTCTATATTGTGCCATTACAAAATTTATCCTCTACCAAATCTTGGATTATTCAATATTGCTGTTGATATTTTTCTTGGAACTAGTTTTGCAACAGGTCTTCCACCTTTTTGAAGAACAACACCCTCACCTGCTGATTTCTTTCCATCAATAGATGTTTCCATATCAGGGTGATGAACACCCTTAAGAACATGCTCTGTTGCTTGTTCTAAATGATGATGTATATCTAAAGACTTTTGAAAATGTTCTGCATGCTTATCAACATGAGCAATCATAGCAGCATGCTGATCTCTTACTCTTTGTTGAGCAGCAGATGTCTTTAATTTAGATGCTTTCTTTTCAGCAACTGCCTTAAGATGATTCTTATATCCTTCAACAGTAGGTAAAGAGTTGCCTCGTGTTGTGCTATTCATATAAGTTGTAAAATGAGTAACATGTTCAGGAGTCAAATGCTTTGTTGTATGACCCTTGAGAAGCTTCTCAGCGGCAGCAAGATGATGTTCTGTTGCTTTTCTGTCTTCTGCTGAATAATGTTGTGGATCTGGTTTATGCTCATGTTCAGGTACAAATACATGTTCACTATGTCTCAAAGCACCCTTTGATAAAGCAGAAGCGGTTTTACCATGAACTTCAGTGTGAATAGCCACACCAAGTGGTGCCTTTGTTTTTGCTTTATATGTGATTCTGTTTGGTGTTGTTGAGATAGAACTACCAGACTTCTTTGTATGTGTATCAGAAGGGGTATGTAATAGATCACCTTGTACATGATGACCTTTGTTTACAATCTCGTGACCATGTGCAAGAAGATGTTTTAAAGATTTTGCATATTCAGGTGCATGACCAAAATGTTTGTCTACTTCTTCTGGAGTTCTGGCAACTACACCTCTTGCCCATCTATGCTTATCAGATACACCAATTCCTTTTTCATCGTGAATGATATGAACAGAAGCACCACCATCAGTCTTCAAAGAAGCCTTAATTGTACTAGGCTTGCCTTGTCTATGATTATGAAATTGTTTAATCAGATCCAAACCAGTCTTTACATGTTTAGGATCAGCATAATGTAATTCTTTAGCATGAGTAAGATGGGTTAACCCTTCTTCCTCAACAGATGAGGCAGGACGAGCAGCTTCTGTAATATAATTTAAAAATGTTTTCATCAGTAAAACTTACTAACTTTTCTTGATGCCTCGGGGCCAACCAATACTCTGGTTTTGTTTACACCAAGGTCAGATCTCTTTTTATCAGCTCTTGCAAAAACCATCATATGCATATCTTTAGGAACTTCACCACTCTTATAAACATGATTTGATTGTAAAATGTAATGACCTTTTTTACCATTAGGATGAGGAACCAACTTCATTGGACCTTGATGAATCTCATGTACATTATTTTCATGATGTGATTCATCACCGTGTCCATGACCATACATTGCCTTTTGAATAAAGCTCTTATGTTCTGGATTAGAACTATCAAGCTTCATAGCAACTGTCTCACCAGATACACCCTCTGGATGCTTATTCTTTAATACTGAGGCAAACTTTTTAACAATTAGATGATCCTTAAATTTAGACACACCACCAAATTGTTGAAAGTCTTTTACAGAGTTACCATCTTTATGGCTAATAAATCTTTGTGATTGGCCTGCTTTATTTTTAAGAACAAAGTCTGCTTTAGGAGTTCCAGGAACCTTTTCAACACTACTTACTTTAGTAGGACCATGCTGTGTGTGAATTGTAATTTCTTCAGAACCTGATTCTTTTTTAGCTTTTTCAATTTGACCATGAAGATCAGCTAAATGACCTTCTTCCTTTTCATAAGGATTAGAACCGGGCATTCTTCTTTCTGTAAGAAAATTTAAAAATGTAAGCATAGTGGACCCCTAGATGTTTATTTCATATTTATAGAAATAAAAAAGAGGGCCTTTCAGCCCTCTTTTGTTTGGGTCTATTAAAGTCCTATCATCTTAGAACTATAGGAGAATGAACCTTTAAAGTCTTTTCGTAGCCATTCCTCAAGCAATTCAAATCGAAGAGCTGAATCTTCCTCACCAGCATTTTCAAGATCTATTTTGGCTTTCTTACAAAATTCTACAAGAGATTTGTATGAGATTTTATCAGAATCTACCAATGCTGCCTTGTGTGACTTACCTTGGCGTTGAAACATAAAAATAGCCTCCATTACTTATATTATTATAATAGAGGCTATTTGATATTAAAGCAAGTGACAAATTAGTTAATTTGTGACAAAATCTTCTTTACTTCACCTTTTTGAGCGTCATTTAGAGGAATATAGTCCAAATCCTCAGCATCTTTGTCTCTTGTAAAGGTAAATTCAAAAAACTTAATGGCTTGTTTTGTCACTTCTTTATCTTCATTATTCTTATACATTACCACATAGGTTGTCGCTACCATTGGCCATGTGGTCTGAAAAGCCTTAATACCAGGAGATACTCTCTTACCATCAGTGCCAATCATATCAGCAACTTTAAGATTGTTCTGCTTGGCAAATGCATACTCAACATAACCGATAGAACCGTTAGTCTGCATTACGTTAGATGCAACACCATCATTTCCTTTACCCCCAATAGTTGTACCAGCCCATTCAATAGATGAACCTTGGCCAAAGTCTTTCTTCCAATCTGCATTTGCTTCTGAAAGATACTTCGTAAAGTTCCAGGTAGTACCTGAACCATCTGAACGACGAATCTTAATAATAGGAAGATCAGGAAGCTTTACATCTGGATTGATATCTGCAATCTCTTTATCATTCCACTTCTTAATCTTATCCATATAGATCTTTGCAATAAGATCATTATTGAGAACTAGATTATCTACTTCTTTGAGATTAACTACAGCAACAATACCTCCAACAATAATTGGAAATTGAACCTGACCTTTCTTCTCAAGGTCTTCTGGTTTTACTGGTGCATCAGTTGCACCAAATGTTACTGTCTTTGCATCAATCTGTTTAATACCTGCACTTGAACCAATTGATTGATAGTTTACTTTAATACCTGATGATTTGTCATATTCTGTTGCCCATTTAGAGGCAATGGGAAAAAAGAAAGATGAACCTGCACCTGTGACTTCACCTGCAAAGGCTGAAGCTGCAATAAACATAGATCCGACAACGGCAAGAATGTTCTTTAACATGTTAACTCCTAGGTTAATAAAAAAGGACGGGATTTCTCCCGTCCTTATATAGATTTCTTATATGACAGTTTGATGAAAAACAAGCAATTCTGCCACATAATTTAAAAAATATTTAAAATATTTTTATTAGAAACTCAATGCATAATTGAGCATTACACCATCACCTGAATTGTTCCAATTCTTATCATATGAACGTGAAACTGAAACACCAACAGCTTGATCCTTAGCGAACTTATAAGTTACACCAGTACCAACGTTATGTGATTCATAATTCCATTGTGCATCAAAAGAATTACGGTAACGGTAGTTAGCAGCATTGATAACAATGTTATCAGTAAGGCTGTAGTCAGTACCTGCACGAAGTGCATAGTATCCATAATTAGCACCATCGGTAAAACGTTGTCCGATGCCTGCACCAGCCTTAGCAGTGAAACCAGCAAAAACTGGAAGCTTATAGCCAGCCTGTGCTTCAATAGTCTGCTTCAATGCACCAGCATCAGCTGCTTGGTTTGTACCAGCCGCAACTCCAGCTGAAAAACCACCACCAATGTTACGTGAATATGCTACAGAATAGTTAGTAGCAGTTGACTTGCTATATTCACCTGATGTGAAGTCGAGACCCCAACCAGCTGAAATCGTATTGTCTGCAGATGCTGCAGGTGCTGCTGCAGTTGCTGCAGGAGCGTTCTTCTTATTAGGAAGATCTGTAGCATATGCGCCAGTTGCAAAAGCAATAGCGGCTGCAGTAATAAGTAGCTTCTTCATTAATTACTCCTTGGTTAAAGTTATGGGTTAGCCCTCAACAACTAAATTCTGCCCAGTGAGTTTTTCTTTTCTTGCCCACTGAACTACTAACCCGATTGCACGTCCGTGGGCTTCAATTTCCCAGGGCGTATCCCAATAATCGACCTTTGCAGTATCTACATATTTACCATTAAATTTGTAGACTTTTGGTTTACTGTAAAGTTCGTAATACTCACCTTTAGCCCATTGTTTGACATGAACCAATTCATGGGCTAAACTATTTAGCAAAAGAGATATCTTCTGATTAGGATCTAATTGAATAGTAAATTCTCGGGGATTGCGATGAGTATCTTCCCAAACGCAATTTCCATATGAATTACTGTCCTTAAAAAGATTCTTTTTAAAAACAACATCAATTTTTAGCTTATTTCTCATATTTTCTGTAAAAAACTTTTTAAGAACAAAAGTTGATAAACTTTTTAATTTTTTACAATCACTATTAGAAATTAACTTACTGTTTTTGAACTTAACCATAAAGTACCTCCATTAATCTAATATAGTATACTTTTGATATTAAATCAAGGTTCAATTAGGTTAAGTTCTTTTAGTGACGGAAAATAATCAATCAATTTGTACCAACAATCAAGGGCAATCTCACGATGTTCCTTTTGTGTTCCATTAGAACATCTCAATTGACAGTAATGAATCCAGGAACGTAATGAACCTGACATATACATTCGTGACACTGTCAATCCTTCCGGAAGAACTACACGAGCCTGTTCTTTGGCAATACCATTATCAATTGCCCATTGATAGACACTTTGTGAGGCAATTATGTGATTTTTTTGATAGGTTTCCCAAGTTTTTTTTGTGAAATCGTTTTCAAATTCAATTGAGTTTTGTCTATTTTTTGTATCTTGGAGACGGGCCTCACGAGTGGTGAAACCGAGATCTTTGGTCGGATCTGCATAACGTTG